ATTGAAAGCATTCTCTCTCTTCCGACTGTCGGAACAACAGATGTTGTCCTTGCTTTCTCTGTAAATACTTTGTAGGTGTCTAGCAACGGCAAATCATTACTCAAGATATAAGTAATAATATCCTTATCCGTCCATTCTGCAAGAGGAGAAATGCGTATTTTACCATTTTTCTTTTTATAGAACATTCCCTGAAATTTCAAAGACATCCTTCTGGCCGAACTCTCCTCTGCTCTGATTCCTACAAAATAACTATCATAGTCATAATAACAACTCATCTTATCGCTTGTATGAGTTCGTCCGTCACTTTCCCTTTCGCAATGAAGTATTTCAAGATTCAGTTTACCCCACTGACGGATAACATCCTCATAATTATCAATTATAAATGTCTCTGTAGATGTTGCAAAAAGAACTCGAACATCTTTCTTATGTTTCAGTATCAAGTCAAGCATAACGCTCGAGTCTTTTCCGAAAGAGCATGCCACGTATGGATTATTAACCTGTGCTAACGCCCACCTTATAAAGCCACTCGTTTTGTTAACAAGGGCTTTATACTGTTTCAGCCTTGCGTATAGCAAGGCTGTTTTTTTATCCATTTACAAAGAGCTTTTTCGAGCCTCCTGTTTCAAAGAATTCTGTTACATCCTTCTTTGCCTCATTTGCAGCATCGATATACTTTACAAAATCTGAGTTGTTAAACTCCACTTCTGAGTCCACTACGGTAGTATGAGACAAATCTATTTTAAGATGGCCCATACCAACACGTCCATTACCACCAACCTGGCTTGCCTGGTTCGCCCATGATTGGATCGTAGAAAGGAAAGCACCGGTCTCGATGTCTGTTGTATCCATCAGGCAAACTTTCCAGTAGAACCTGGTACCTGCTGCCAGCGTTTCTGTGTTATACATCATCTGACCTCCCTTCAGGTCATCCGTCAGATGCTCCTGCTTGATAAACTCTCGTTTATTCTCATCCTTCGTATCATCCCGTCTGGTGTTCATTTCCACTTGACAGTATGACCAGATGGATTTTATTTCATCATCCCCATGAAACTGGGATGGAATAAGGTGCAACGTCTCTTTACAGATTGGGATCATCTTCCCGATACTTACTTTTCCCGGAAGAATTACATTTCCAATTGAACAGCCAAGTACGCTGATCATCGGAATTTCTTTTCTCAACTGTCTCACCTTTTCGATATCTAGGTTCTTTCCACCGGTACTCTCAAGTGATCCACCGGAGAATAACAGATTGAAGCTATCCGCATCTACCTGCACTTTTACACCATCCTTTTTTGTCAGTATCTCGATAGCTGCTAGGTCTCTGAGCTTGCCCCTGATACTGTTACCGGATATCACCGGTACCTCTACGATTTTTCCGTTTTCTTGTACAAACTTCTCTCTGCGAAGTTGCACGATAGTACCATTTTTCTCACCACCATTATGGCAGATGCTGCTCAAGGCGGTACACACTCCTTCTAATACGTATGTCTTCATATTTCTCCCCTTTCAAATTTTATATTTTCTTTCCTTTCTTGGTTTTTCAGTCTCACGATCATGGTGAGGTAAGTGCTTTCACTTCTCAGCCAGTTCAGCACTTGTTCATCTTCGCCTGAATCAACAATAGCGAGGATGTCACGTCCATATTGTGCCTGTATTTCTACAGGAATACGACGCTGAAAGTTTGTAAGGAATACTTTCAACGAGTCTGTATAACTCGCAGACCGTATAGCATTCTCAAATTGTTCCCATATCACACGAGGATACTGCATTTTGTAATCCTCCGTAATACTGCGCCAGAGTCCCCAAAGGAGTTTCTCCGCGACTGTCTCTTGATTTATTTCCATAGATTTATCATTTATCGTCCGGATTGCTTACAGGTCCGTCCGTCTCCTGTTTATCAGAATAAAGCATAAATGAGGCAAAGTCGAATATCTCTCTACCTCGATATTCCCTTATCTCTCTTTCTAAAGCCATCCAGTTCTTAAGTCCCGCTTTCATAATCCGTCCTGGACTGTAATTCCCAGTGATCACTTCTGTCTGCGAGAACTGAAGGTTAAGAAGTCCGCACATACATTCATGTAAGTTTTTGAGCAGCTCAATATCTGGAGTAACATGCAACTCATCGAGTTGCCACATCCCATCCATATGTTTAAACAGTATGTGTTTCTGCCCTGTCTCTGTCAAGCATACCATCTCAGCACCCTCTGTGATAAGTTCAAATATCTTTCTCTTATCCGCCTTTGTAAGACAGAACCACTCACCATTCTTAATAATGTGCGAGTAAGTACGGAATCTCTGGGGCTTATCTCTTCCCGTTTTTCTTTGCACAATCTCCGATGCTTCGTCAAAGCAGAACATCGCCTCATTAGAAATGATCGTGCCAGGATACAGCCTGTCCCGATCATTAAAAGTATCTTTTACCCATTTGTCGAATTCTACACCGGTACTCTCCTTCCCGGTTATCCGACACACCCCCTTCTCTTCACCATAGCGTTTCCCTTCCCCGCCTATGGCATATATCTTTTCACATACATTCATTTTTAATTACGTGATTATTTACTTAAACGAATTATTTTTGTATAAACGATTTTGGTATGCGGGTTTGAAGATACAACATCCAGCTGTATCGATTTACTTCCAAACCTAAAGAATAAAAAATGCTTCGGTATGTTATGGAGGATATGGTAGAGGGTATCACGATTCTGTATGTATCCTGTAAAGTTGCTTTTCTGGAGGCATCCAGAGAAATCTGTCCAGAGATCGTGGTATTCCATACACTTGAGTGTGTCTGTATGCCCATTTACGTAGACAATACTATCTTTAGCATGCAACTGAAGGGGGATATCCGTAGATGAAGCCGTCTGAGAAGCTTCTAATGTTCTCTTTGCCTTTATGCCAAGTTCTTTGATGACAGACAAAAGGGAATCATTACTATTCTTAAATTCAGAAGCCGTGAGAGTAAGGGCAGTTGCTTTAGCAGCCCATTTTCCGGAAGAAGTCTTGTACTGAGTTACTCCGGACATTAGAGCCGTCTGGTTTGTCTCGAGACGATCGTTGTCTTTTCTGCATTTCTGCAAAGCCGACAACGACCACACGAGACTTCCAACTAAAACTACTAATACCGCTATTGAGATAAGGATGATTTTTAATTTCATGATGCAGGGGTTATTTCATTTTCTACTCTGATTCGTTCAAAAAGTATTCTTTGATATGCTATCATGGCTCCATATTGAGCGCACAATAAGTTTTGTTTTTGCTTAGACAAACCTTCATAGGTTTCCGTATGGAAAAAATTCTCTATTTTTTCTAACTTTGAAGAAAGTTCAGTTTCTTCAGATTTCATTCTCTCTAAATAATCTTTTGGCATAATTTTAATTTTTTAAGTCAGTATTTTGTCTATTTGCTTTTGCGTTATTAGTCTCCTTAGTTCCTGCGATTCCGGTTATCAGGACAGAGGCTAATGTAACACCTCCTATGATGTATTGCCATGTCTCAGGTAGCGTTATACCCATACCTGTGACAGTTATATATGCAGTAGGTAATGCAGCTGCTATTGTAGCTGCTGTATTTCGCACTATTCGTGCTGCGAGAGGTGTCTCACTTCGCCACTTGGCTATTATTGTTTTCAGCATATTTTGCATATTTAGTTACTCCATTTTGTTTATATGACATAAGAGCTTGGTGTCTGTTGCGAGTAGAATAAGATACATGCACCCACTGACCCCCGAATTCGTAGATCACCTGATCGAAAGGTAACAACATCATGATCAGATTGAATAGCTTCTTGTTCTCCTCCGGACTTCCTCCCGTAATGTCTGCCGCCTGTCCTGTCAGGTGTTGTGATGATGCCACACCGCCCACTGCTTTGTTTAGTTCCGGGCACCGGTACCCGCAGTTCACCTTGATGGGCTTCTTATATGCAGCTCTCAGCGGATCGAGCACATTTTCCACCAGCGCTGTGAGGTTCTCTTTCACCAGTGCACCCGGAGTATTGTCTATACCCTTCGTCTTTGCCGTTGCGCTGCCGTACATCTCTGTAATTGTGAAATACTTCATTTCTTATCCTCCTTATATTTTAGTTCAGTTCTGATCTCAGCCAGCATTTCTTTAATGTCATTTACCCCGCTCAAGATATTGTCTATCTTCTTGCTGTGCGAGTCCGTCCTGCTCTCCAGATTGGCAATACGCTGTTTTGCGAGTGCCAGGTCCTTTTGTATTGAGAAGTAAGCACAGAGGGTTGATATTACCGCCGTGATTACATATTTCATTATTTCCAAGAAGTTTACGCCCATATTCGTATTTTTTAAATGATAATGCAAATTTAATACTTCATCCTTTGAGATAAAAGGACACCCCTATCTGCTCGCGTTCTTCTCGAGCGTATCGATATGTTGTATCTTTTTCTTGATATCCCTGATGGTTACCGTCTCCTTCTCTGCCGTCGCCTTCGTATATTCAGATATCAGTCTTAGATACATGAGCAATTCTTCGTTTGACACCCCTTCTGATGCCTGTCCGGTATATCCTCCCTGTGCTGCGTTGGACAATGAGTTCCCATTCCCTGCATATCCTCCGTCGTACTTTCCGCCTGTGATGCGTACCTTATCCAGAATGTCCGTTGTGTTCATCAGGCTTATTGTCCCGTCCTTCTGCCCTGCGTCAAACACATCCAGGAACTGTCGCACAGCCGGGTTCCCCACGGCCTTATGATTGGCCACGAATTCATTTTTGTGTACAGGTATCACTCCCGCCACGTCTCTCGGATTCCCGTTATCGGTATATCCGTCCGAGTATCCACCCTCATACAGTCCTGATGCCTCGTCCCTGGTATTCTTTGCTACAGCCAGCTGAACGGCACCTTCTGCCACCGTCGCTCCTATCAAGATACCCTCCATAACCGGGTTCCATGCCCACTCTGCCGCAATCTTCATGATTGCCTCTGCTGTCTTTGCCATCACACTCAGCACCGTCATCTGAAACTCTTTATTGGCGTATTTCTTTTTAATTGCCAGCTTCTCTGCGTCCTCCTGTTCCTCCAGCTTCGTTGTGTCTTTCCCTGCCTTCTGTGCTGCCTTGATCAATTTCGAATATTTATTCTCAACTTTTGTTGTCTCTCTCGACTGCATCGATTGATACAACTGACTTGCTGATGATGCCAGATTACTCACAGTCTGAAGCGCAGCGTCCTCTATTTGTGTACGCTGCTCTGCTTCCGTTTTGGCAATATCCGTCTTGTTTTTCTGATATTTCTCGTAATCTATTAATTTCGCATCATACATCGATTGATTCATAAGACTTTTTTGATCCAGATTCTTTTCTGATTCATACGCTTGTTCTGCGTCCGCTTTTTGTTTGTCGAGTCCTTCTTTCTGCTGCTGTCGTTTGATATCGAGTATTTCTTTTTCTGTATCAGTACTATCTTGATCGTATTTTTTCTCTATCTCAAGTTTCTTTTCCAAGTAGTCAATTTCAGACTCTTTCATTTTATTCTGATATTCTTCTTCGGTGGAAATTTCTCCAGATAGTCTTGATTGTGCTAATGAAATTTTGTCTGAGTTGTAGGCATCATCCAACCCTATCAAGTCATCATTCATATCCTTTTTTCTTTTCTCGTACTGATAGTTCGTTTCCTCAGTGATGGCATCAAGTATCTTATTTCCGGTCTCAGTCACCTTTGCTTCGCTGGCATGATGATTCTTCTGTATATCAAGAATATTACCAAGATGTTTTACCTCAGCCTGATATACACTGTCATGATATTCATTTTGAGTAATTTCCTTTTTGCTCAAAGAGGATTTCAGTTCAGCCAATTGCTTGTCGTAATTCGCATTTTCCAGCTTTTCGTCTTTGCTTTCGTCTTTTTGATTTGCAGTAGCAGTCTTTCTTGCAGCAACTTCTGCCTTTTTTCTTTCCTTTTCCTTTCTATCTGCCTCTTTCGGATCAACATAATCTCCTGTATTTGTATTTTCTTTTGTGGCAGTTTTTACCATTGCGTCCTGAAGATTTTTTTCTTTGATATAGTTGTTGATATTTTCAACCACTTTTCTTTTTTCCGCCAGTGCTTCATTCCATATTTTCTGTCTTTCTTTATCGTGTGCAAGCATCAACTCATCATTTGCCCTTACCTTATTGGATTCGTCTTGTGAATACACTCCACCGCCTGCGCCAAATGCACCGGAAGAATAAGTCCTCTGCGTATTGCTTTCATGTCCTTTCTGGGTCATGAGGTCTTCTCTTCTATTCACAGCCTTGTTCCATGTGTCTGCGGCCATTTCTGCATTTGCCTGCTCACCCATAGCAGCCTTTAGTTTGTCGTACATGGCTTCTGCAAGTGCCATCTTCTTGATGTTTGCCAGATAGGTGTCGATTGCTTTTGTATTCTCATTATATATCGTACCCTCTTTACTGATTGATGCGTGATAGTCAGGTATGATTTTCTTCAAGTCCTCAATCGCCTTTTTTCTTGAATCCAGACTTGCGTTATTGTCATGTATTGTCTTTGTAAGAATCTCTACACGTGTCTTCTGATCTGCATATTTTTCATTAGCTTCTTTCATGGCTTCTGCTTCATCTTCCATCGCCTTTCTTCTTGCGTTCGATTCTATTGCGGCCTTTCTTTGTGACTCACTTAATTCGTTGTTATTTCTGATCAAGTCAACGATAAACGATATTAATATGATAATACCTGCAGTGATAGCAATATATGGATTTGCTATCATGGTTGCCCATAATTTTTTAAAAGAAGCAGCTATAACATTATTCCAGAATGCAACAAGCTTCTGGGCTATAACGTGTGAGTATAGATAAATTGTATATACTACTATCAAACTGGAAAGTGTGGCAACAGTGTATCTGTAGTTGTATAATGTCGATATAGTAAATGCTGCCGCTTTTGCAAGTTTTGTCTCTGCCGACATTAAGTCAAGTGTGGCAGGGAAAAGCTTTTCTCCCAATTCCACACTAATATCATGCAGGGCTTTCTTTTTCTTATCTAGTTGTGCCTGTGATGTGCTATTTTGTTTATCATATTCTTTTGTGACAGAAGTAGCTTTGCTGTATGCTTCTGCTGCATCTATCTGTGCTTTTTTTACTGCAACCACATTGTCAGCGACGGTTGATAGCACACCCACACTTCGTGTTCCGTCTAGGTTCATCTTCTCAAACATTGGTGCCAGTTCTGCAAATCCACCTTTGTCTTTCATGGCTGTCGAAAACTTGATAAGTGCATCATTTCCGTTTGTCTTCAGCAAGTTAACAAACTCCTTGACATCAATTCCTGCAAGTTTCGCAAATTTTGCCGGGTCCTGATACATTTTTATAAGAAGTTGAGATATGGCTGTAGATGACGTTTCTACCTCCTGCCCATTTTGATCAAGAACAGATGCAAGACCCATGATATCCGTCTGTGTTATCTTTGCCTGCTTCCCGGCACCTGAAAGCCTATACGTGAAGTCAAGTATGTATGCTTCCGTTGCGTTACTGTCTTGCCCTAGTTGGTTGATAGCCGATCCGCTCGAAAGCATCGCCTGTTTTAGTCCCAACTTCTTATCATCACCGAACATACTGGCTATTTTACCGATGTTCGTGATAGCGTCCTGGCCCAAATCTTCACCAAGTGCTATTTTTATCTGATTTCCTGCGTCAACGAAATCTAAGATGTTTTTCTTTCCGTCTATACCTAGCTTTCCTGCGTCTCCTGCCAGTTTGTTCAACTCTTCGCGACTTGTCCTGGTGTCCATCTTCTTGAACTCCTCATTCAAGTCCTCAACTTCCGCTTTCGTCAGATTCGTATATTTCACCACCTGACTCTCTGCCTCCTTCATATCCGCAAAGTCCTGCACGGATTTACTTCCGCTGATCCCCATTCCTGCCAGCGCAGCAGCAGCTGTTGCAGCTATCGCCGCGTATTTATTAAACCCTTCGGACAGACCTTGCAGACTCCCTTTCGTCTCTACCGCCGTCCCCTTCAGACTCTTCATTCTTGCGTTTACCTCATCGAGTTGTGCCTTATATTTATTGTAATCCGCAGAATCCGGCGTAAGATGTCTTACGATGTTGTTAAGTTCCTTCTGTCGTTGCGTGAGCTGGCTGAGTGTCAATCCTGTTATTCCGATTGTCTCGAGCTGACTGTCCATGGCCACCTTTGCTTTTCTCACTACAGTCACCTGCTGATCATATTCTTTATTGACCTCTTCCAACTTTGTCTTGAGCACTTCTATTTTATTATAGTCTCTCGATCCTGCGTCCTGGGCATTTTCTTTTTTGATAGAGGCGTTGATCTTGTCACGCTCGTTTCCTAGCTGTGTAAGTTTCTTATTTGCCTCCGTCAGTTGTACATTAAGGGCCTGAAGTTCCTGTTGTGATTTGTTGGGCTTGATGTCTAATTCAAGTTGCCATCTATCGATTTTCAATGACATAATAAAACGCGTTTAAATTTGTTATTGCAAATTTAAACGCGTCTCCTTATCCATAAAAGGACATCGGAATCAGTCAATCCACTTCCCGTCGTCTATCCAGACTCCTCCGTCGTCCCAGTTCCCGTCATTCAGCACCCATCTTGAATTGGCCGCCGTATCGCTCAGTGTGATGGGGTAGAAAGTCCCTTTCCATTTCTTCTGCCTTCCTTTCGCCACGATCGTCTCTTCTATGCTGCTGCATACGTATCTCTTATTCCCGATAATGAATATATTTCTCACGTCGTATTTATTCGGGTCGTAACTCTCTATCGTTACGCCGTGTTTTGTGTCTATGATATATACCCCATCATACAGCTCTTTATCGATATCCTCTAGTCTCAGGCTTCCCTCGAAGTTATCACTCAGTCCCAGTGATGCAGCGTCCGGAACGGTGAAGTTACCTATTGTCATTGCGTGATACGTGTCTGTGTATGAGTTCGGCATTTTCCCAAGGGCGTAAGTATGCCATCCGTTATAGAATGCAAGGTATAACTGACATTCCGATGACGTCGTGCTGCTATCCGACAGCCCTGTGATATAGTCGTTCAGGTTCTCTGTGCCTTCATCCACAGTGTCCGACTCATCGCTGCTGTCCGTCGTGTCCGGTGCGCTGATAATGTTTACTTCGCAGTATGCGCCCAGGGTGTCCTCCTCTGCGCTGTTTATTTTTGCAATGCCGTATGGTGCCGGCACTATCTTAATCTCAAGACCGCTGTCGGTCGTTGTGTCTCTTATCAGGCTCCGCCACTGGTCCGCCTCTTCTATCCCGCTTCGATAACCGGGATTATTAGACGACCTGATGTATGTCCTTCCCGTTGTGCTGTCCTTCATCAGGAGCTTAGCCTTTTCGTCAATGCTTTTCGATGCAAAATAGAGCACCGTCATCCCAGGATAGCTCTTTGTTTTTAGGGCAGCTTTCGCAGTATCGCTCAGTTTTCCTATTTTGTAGAAACTCGTATCCGGTGTTGTATACATGATGTTCGATGCGCTGTGCTCGTCCGTAGTTTCATCCTCCACCTCTACTTCATACTCGTCTATCACGTCTTTGATGGTACGCTGCGGAGTATTTACATAGTATGATGTCTTCACGTATATCCCGCAGGTCTTCTCCGTGTTGTCTACCACGAATACCACGTTCAGCAGGTTCTCCACCTGTTCAAAGAAACTTTTTACGGTCCATCCGGGAAACATCTCGCAGTATTTCCGTGTGTTCACGTAGTTTGTGGTGAATAGGTATTTATAAGAGGTGTTATCGAGTTGATTTGTCGTGATCGTATATCCCAGAGCGTGAAGTATCTTCTTGATTGTTGATAGTAGGTAAGGCTGCACTCTCAGGTCGTCATTACTCTGTGATTCCGATCTCAACTGAGCGAAATGAAGCATATACAGATTGTAGGTTGCTTCTTTCGTCTCGTTATAGATGGTTGGCAGGCAGTAGTCTATATCCGGATATACCACTCCCGTATATACTCCCTCATTTATTCCGTCAGGTTTCACTGTTGCACTCATGATGGTATTTGCGTCCACCTCGCCCATTCCCGTCAGCCATTTAATCTCCAAGTCCTGACCTATAAAGTAATTCAACTCAGAGTTCCCGCTCACAATCTGTATTGTCACCGTGTTGTTTGTCCATCCCGTGATCACCTCCGTTCCGTTGCAGTACACTCTGTTGTCCGCTATCAGCACAGCTGTCCTTTTTGTTAATTCTGCTGCGCTGTTGTTCAGCCTCCATTGTGGCCACAGCGCTTTGTTGATCGGGTTGTCCAGATTAACGGTCACGTCGTAGGTATACTCACCGTTCTTCGTAAAAAAGGAGTTCTCCCTTTTCACTGCAGTGCTGAACTCTTTTGATATCACCACCTCTACTCCGGCTATATATAACTGCGTCATAGTCCTGCGTTGTCTGTTAGCTTGAAGCTTACGCTCAAACCGTTGTAACCCCCATATATGTTATATTCCCACTCTATTTTGAGTTTTTCCGGTGCTGTAATGTTCGCTCCGCAAATCAGGTTGTCCGCTCCCTCTTCATCTCCGAACAGCAGTTTCATAAGGCGCAACATGATTGTCTGATATTTTGCGTATGCCGTAAACTCAGCGTCGTCAGTCTGGCTTCCTGCCGGTATCTTCTCGATGATAAACATGATCACATCGCCTTCACCTCTGTAGCTGATCGTCTTATCCTCCTCCGCTCCCGGCACGTTCGCGGCAAGGATAATTCCTCCTTTGTCTTTCAGTTTCTTAATCAGTTGCTCCTCTTGCATAGAGATGATCACATTGTCTATCTGTTCCACCCCCATGGCGTTTACTCTTACTTTGAGTTCCGCCATCATCTGCATATAATCCGTTAGTCTTATCATAGTTTATTCTGTTATGAGTCCGTTATCCATCGGGTCGGCCATGGTGAAGGTGAATTCAATAGCCGAATATTCACCTTTCTGTAGCGTATGCGTGTAGTTCGTCTTCTTTATCAGTATCGGTCTCCACTCCCCTTCGTATAGTATGTCCACCTTTCTGCTCATTACCAGGTCTCTCCAGTGTGCATATTCCTCCCTCATCAGCAGCGCTCCGCTGTTAGCCGTGTACTCATCCGTCTGCTCAATGCCAAATCTTACGTCGATGCCATTATATCGGCTTACCGTGTCTGTCGATGATGGTTTGACGGATATCCCTCCTTTTGCGATCCGTGTCTCCGGAAGGTCGAACACGTTCAGATACCGGAAGGTATCGTATGAGTAGAAAGAAGTCCGGTCTATCTTGATGATCGAAGTAAATAACCCTCCTTCTCCGTCAAATTGAATGTAGTCTACATTGTCGATAATGTCAGGGAATAATAACAGAGGATCAACGTTAACCGTCTTGATGACTCCGTCATTGTTGGTAATAAAGTTACTCAGCGTTCGGAGTGCTATTCCGGTTACATTGTAGGCTGTACAAGTACAGTTCCCGATGAAGTTCTTGTATTTATAGACTCCGAGAATTGTTGTATCTTTCTGTTTCCTCGTGAGCATAGATACAGTTGTAGGTATTCCTGTAACCCGGTTATTACTCATAATGACGGTCGATGTAGTCTCATTTACGCCGTTGATTGCAAAGATGAAGGTATCTATCGCGTGTATCTGTATCATGTTGTCAATGATTCCATACAGACACATCTGTAAGATGGTGGAAAGTTCCCTGATGGTGATCACCCCGTCCGTGTCCGGGCTGTAGGTCTCTTTCAGAATCTGTCTTCCCGTGCTCACCTGTGTAATCGTGAAGTCGATAGAGGCGTCACTCGCTATGATGTAATCCTTGCATTCTGCAGCAAAGAATATCGTGTCCGGTCTCTGCGTTACTGTCATAATCTAAAGAATTTGTTGTGTCTGTCGTTTTTATCGTCGATGGTCGACTTATATATCTCCGTACTTGCTGCGATATCACGCAGTTTCTTCATTTCTCTCAGCCAGTATATCGCGTCCATTCTCAACCTTTCTCCATATTCTCTTACTTCCGATGCTGATGGCGGATTCTGCTCCATTCCGCCCTCCGTGTTGACCTGCTTCACGAATCCGTATGGAATCAGCTTCAGCTCTTGCCGCTCTAGCATGATCGCCGATGCCAGCAGGCTCTCTGCCATGGCTGCTGCATACGCAACTTCATTCTCTATATGTGCCGTTCCGTCGTTATTATCTCCCGTGAGTTGGTCTAGTCCCTCTCCGTATGCCTTTTTCACTTGTTTCTGCGCTTCTAGCAGGTAGGGAATCATCGTGAAATATACGTAATAGTCTTTGATCCCGTTAAAGAAGAACATCTGGTCTGCCGAGCGTATCAATAGCGATTTGCTGATTTGATAACTCTGTGTTTGCTTGAATGAGGCGATGTTGCTCTCGCCCAGATTCCGCAACAGGTTATCCAGCGCAGCGTAATGACTTTCCAGAATGATCCTGTCGTCTCTGTTGAGCTGCCATTCCCATGGTATCTTTTCATTTCCTGCGTCAATTTTGAATTTTCTTCCGTCGTCCTCGTGACTCAGGTCGTTGCTTCTGTATAGTCGCAGCGTGGCCATGGTGGCAATCACCTTACGTACCCACATCACGCAGTGATTGTTGTCATTGTCTGCCAGATAGAGTGCCTCAAGTGCTTCCATGGTATCAGCTCCGATGATTGCTGCCGTCTCGTCTTGCACCTGCTCCACAATGCCTGCTATCTTTCCAAACTCATTATTGGCAAAATAACTCCCTGTCAACTCCCGCAACTCTTGTGCTCCGTTATCGTTTTTGTTGAATATCATGGTTTATCTCTTTTATTTTGTTAAAGTCGTTCAGTAATTTCAGCATGATTCTCAAGATGTTCGTGTCGTCCACACCTTTCAGGTCTCCAAACACTCTGCTTTCTGCCATGGTGAAAGCAATTCCGTTTAGTCCAACGTCGTTCTTTTTCTCCTCTCCGCTCTGTTGGAATAGGCAGCCGAAGTTAACCGTATTTCCGTCAATGATAAAGTCGCCCGTCGTCAGATACTCGCAGAAGAATGAAAACCAAGCCATAATACCCCACTTCGTCTGTTCCGGTATCTGCATTCCCCTCATGTAATGCTCTTTGTTCGTGTCGTTGCCGACAGGCATTCTGAAATGCCCTGTCTTCTTGTAATCTGATTTCTCCCTATATAGGATTCCGCACAGAACCTTCAGGTGACAATCGTCTTTCGTCTCGTTATATGTCTTCATTGCCGTCACCCCGTCTTTGAATTCTCCGAAGGTCATGTCTGCACCGTGCGACAGTGGTCCTCTGAATTTCCCTACTCTCGGTATCAGGTTGACGGTCGACCGGTACACCAGGGCGAGCATTCCGTCCTCGTCTACCTTCCACAGCCAGTCCAGCGTCACGGCGCACTGATGCACCAGGATGAAATACTTATTGTTGCTGTATCTCGTCTTGACGCCTCTGTTTAGAAGGAAGCAGCGGGCCGTCTCATTCCTGATATCCTCTATCGTCACTTGCATCTTCTCGTCGATCACCCGTTGTCTCAGTCGCAGTACGTCCGCCCAGTCTTTCTGCGTCAGTTCGTCCCATACCTCCGGGAACTCTGCCTTTTCGTCTTTCTTCATATTTTATTGATTGTTTATGCCTGGTTGATGGCACGGTCTCCCGCGCTCACGTTATCTTCTTTCTGTATCACCTTGCGGTAGAATCCCATGAAAATGCCTTTTTTCTTTGGGAAATTGATTCTGATAGCATCGTTGATCGCCTCTGTCACGATATCCTCAGGTATCTGTGTGTCTGCGCCGAAAAATATCTTTAGAGCGTAGAGCATCTGGCTCCCTGAGTCACTCTTTCCGTCGATGATGATGTTTGCCAGCGATGGACTCAGTCCCAGACCTGATGTTGCCGCACTGTCTGCAAGCCGTGATATATCTTTCTGTGCCTCGATATATTTGTCAAGGTTCATTTCTATCGGTTCTATCTTCCAGCTCTGTGCGTGTCCCATCTCGTCCGTGAAATCCACGCACGTGAAGAACTTCCCTGCATTCCTCTTTCCGGCCATCACCTCTGCCAGCTTCTTGATAATGCTATCACGCAGCATATCCATCTCCTGATTGATCCTCTCATCCGTCCATGTCGGGTGGTCGTTCAACATGTCGTTACGTTTCTGATCCCAGTATGCCTGCGGCTCATGCACGATGTACGCCGATGCTATCAGGTTATCGTTCAACACGCGCACAATGTCCGCGATGTCATTAGAGTCCTGCATCCATGGGATACTCCCGTGAAAGCTCGAGATACTATATAAATTCCTTCCGAAACTTCGCAGGTTATGATACCCGATAGCAGCTTCATATTTATTGGCATTGTATTTATCGAAGATGGGGAAGCTGTATGTCTCCCTCATGTTGATCATATCTCCTGTTAGCACCTCCTGTATATCCTCTAGTCTCGGGTGAGTCATCCCGTCGGGCCATATCAGCCTGCAGTCTCCGGATGGCATGCTTTCCAGTCTCGAAATCCACGCTTTTCCTATCCTCACCGCCTTACCGCTCACATACTTCGTAAAGTGACCGTCCATGTTCACATATTCATTCATCGCGTTACGCAGGTATTTCTTATAGTCCCATGTGTCCAGCCACCCTTGTATATCGTTATCTTCTATCCATGTCTGCTGCAGTTCGTTGTTCACTAACTCCCATTTATACAACCGTGGCCCTTGCCCATATATCAGTCCAAGTTTTCGGCGCAGGATTCCCGGACCTAGATTGTTTTTCTCGAGGATATCCCTCACCATCTCCGGCATGTCGTTCATCATTCCCCATGGCACGCACCTCACACCCGTCACGCCAATCGGGTTCCCGTCCCAGTCACTGCTTGTCAGATTAAAGAAAGTGGAAAATTTGTTATAGTTCGTCTCTGCCGACAGCCCTATTGCGAATTTACCCACACCGCAGTCCACCACGGAGAACCCTCCGCCTCTGTCCACTATCTTTGCCTCTCTCTTTTTATTTGTTGTTCCCATATTATTCTTTATTGTTTATTGTTTAATATTCCTAATATTCTCGTTCTCTCAGCTTCCGTCATCCCTGCTGCGATACGTGCAACCAGTGAAGATAGGCCTGCGTACATGTTCACAGAGTACCATCGCGTATTCTTGCTCCGTTTTTTCTCCCTGTTCTCTTTGATACCCCAGATGTCACGGTTAGTGTTCACGCCGAACTTCGACTTCTTATTTTTCTGATATCCGGCTATCTCAAACGCACGTCCATAGTCAAAGAACTTCACCCGCAGCGTCGTATATCCGAATGCCGTCAACTTTGTTTCGTATGCTATCGATTCCATCAGATTCCCTGTGTCCACGTTCTTGTTTCTCTCCAGAGCATCCCTGAACCTGTCGCACAGCCATTCACCATGCTGGTCCATCATCTCCTGAATCCACAGATTCTTCGCATCCCATGACTCTACGCCTGTCTTACTATTCTCATTCATACTGCAAATATAATAATCCTACGCCCGCGCGAAAAGGACACCTTTTCACCACACCCCACAAAAAAGCCCCGATGAATCATCACCGGGGCTACTATTAAAATCATATGAAAATCATTTTGATAGTTTCTCTATAATCTTGAAAATTTCAAATGCTACTTGTGGTACCCATGCGTTTCCATAGCCTTTGATGCTTTCTTCTCTCCATTCCTTGAAAGGAATGGTAAGGTCGTCCACATTAAAGGGAATCCCATCATTTCCTCTACAAATAGGGGGTTGAGTTGGGAAACCTTCCCATCTGGATTGTATATTTCCGCTATTTTGTCTGAAAGGTTTCTGTGTTTCCTGTCGCGAGAACAGTTTCCTCCTTTTTCCTGAACCTTCGGAGTGGGAAGCAAATTGTTTATTGCCCTTGCCGTCAGTCCTTTCCCCATCTGGCTGTTTACGTTCAACTTCTTTGAGTAGTGCGTTGCTTCCGCAGCGTTCGGAGTCGGAAGAAAAACAAGTCCTCCCATTATCTCCTGTGCAAGACTTCCCGTATTCCCCGGTGTGGGGTTTGTCTTCGCTGTCAGTCTTTCCGTTGCATCGAAACCTGTTGGTGTCTTTAGAAGTTGCAATAAACCACACTCTGTTTCTTCTGTGTGGCGCCCCCACGGCACAAGCCGGAATAATAACAGGTTGGACCCAATATCCAGCTTGTTCAAGGTCTTCACAAATTCTCCAGATGGTGAATTTCTCTTCCTTTCTGTATATGAAACTCTCATCGAAGATATCGTCTGAACGTCCCACTTCAATCTCTTCAACGGATTCCACCATATTGGTGATTCCATTAACATTTTCACCAACAATCCAAGATGGCTGTATTTCCCGTATTGCTCGTAGCATCTCCGGCCAGAGATAACGGTCATCATTATTTCCTCTTCTTTTCCCTGCTTGTGAAAATGGCTGGCAAGGAAATCCTCCTGTGAGGACGTCAACTTTTCCTCTCCATTGTCTAAAGTCTGTATCTTTGATGTTTTCATATTCTTTACTTTCTGGAAACCAATATTCTAAGGTTTTGAGACAAAATGGATTTATTTCACAATGAAATATATTTTCCCATCCCATCCATTTTGCTGCTAACTCGGCAGCTCCTAACCCAGAGAACAGGCTTGCATGTCTCATTCCCCTCCTCCTTGTATCTTCAGGATGTCCTCCTCAATGATATTCAGTCCTTTGAGTATCTCCATCACTTTCGGCAATTGCCTTTCTCCGAAAGAGTCTGAGAAATCAATAATCAGCCGCCTCGTGTCGTTGATGGTATCATTCAGATAAGTATCTGAACTTTGTATGTGACTCACTCCTTCTGTAACACTCTCGTTCATTGTAATTTTGTTATTTTCCATTTTTATTTGATTTTTGTTAATTTTGCGCAACAGCGCACTTTCTTTACTTTTCTATCTCCTATTTTCCCGGATGGTGGCATCACGATATCCTCATTGTCCATCATCATCACGAAAGAAAGTATCCTCCTCTCGTCTGGAATACCCTCAAGCATCCTCTTAATATCTCCTACCGTCTTCATGGATGTTCCTCCTTTTTTATTTCCTTATACCACTTTGGATCATTCTCGAAAAACCATTTTATCCCTCGATGGTGATGAATTCCTTTTTCTCTGCAGCAACGTCTTATGAGCGCATCGTCACATCCTTGAACCTTTCTTGCTGCGTCTCGTGAGGAATCAAAAACACACCATCTACCATTTTCATCAATGCCGACTATCTTTCTAGAATTCCATCCTGCTATATTCTTATTCCCTAAGATTCTTCCAAGCAAAAGACCTTTTTTACATTTCTCCTGTTTCTCGAGAGGAACGAAATCATTCCACTTTTTCCCTTTATTATGGGGAATGTTACCTTTCACAAATTGTCCGTTCGACTTCCTATCTCGAACTGGTTCTAAATACAATTCATAATTATTCATTTCCGTTCCTCCTTTTCTTTAATAGCATCCTTATATCCTTGTTCATACGCATCAGATATCTCTCTTGCTAATATTTCTTTGATTTCATTATGAAGTTCGAAAAATATTCGATTCCTTAATTTCACTAAACTATCAGCCGCATTATTGTTTGCTACATAATCCGCTGTTTTCTCTTTTATTTTAGCCTCTTCGTATGTCATATTATCTCCTCCATCATATTAATATTGCTATCTTCATAAGCCAACACCGTCTGTGTATTCTCGAATAATTTCATTTAAGAAAATTTCAAATATTATCATCATATTCATAGAATAATATATCACGAATTTGGTCGGATAAGGTCTGTGAACAGATGCCTTCCCGCATAGAGGTAATTCCTTAAGTATCTCTTCTATCTTCAATTTCAGATCATCCTCCATTGCGTCCATAGACTCATCGTTGATGACACTATTTGAATATTTATCTCTTGCGTATTCCGCTATCCTTCGTTCAAACTCATTCTTCTGATCGTTATTCCTCTCTTTGTGAAAATATGCCTTTACATCTAATTCTATAAAATAGGTCATTTCCCTTCCTCCTTTTCTTTAATTATAATACATCCAAAGAATTTAGCAACTCGATATTCGACTCTTGCTCCCTTACTCTCCTGCCAGTTCTCCTGTAGGTATATTCCGGTGCATTTCAGAAGCAGGCAGATATCACATATCATATAGATAAGCCAAGGTATTTTCTTTACCTTGTTAAATAAATATTTCTTATTCATAGGATTAATTGGTGTCAAACCCATCATTCTCACATTCATTTCAGCCAAAAAGAAATTATCTCTAGCCTTTTCAATGTCAAGACCTGTAATCTTTCCCGATATATATACTTTCATTCCATTCCCTCCTTCTTATGTTTTCTTATATATTCCAATCTTCTTTGCGCAAATCCCTGAATAGATGCAGCATGATGGCTTACATTTCCGGATGTCAGTCTTTGACAATCATAAATGATAGCCTCCAGAGTCTCCTCTATATGCTTATATCTTTCTTCGTACTCTTCACGAACTTCTTGACGAGCAAGTGCAATAGCATTCATTGCCCTTGTTTGTGTCACAACAAGTCTATCTGATTGTTCGTTGAAACTATTATCGAAAAATCCATTAGCAAATTCGCTTCTTTTTATATATTCTTCTGCATTCATATCATTCCCTCCTTTTCTTTACTCATGATTAACGATGCCGGTATGACAAAGATAATCCCTACAACGGCCAAAATGCTCAGAAAGAATATTCCTAGAATAACCTTCGTTATAATAATTGCTACTTTCATAAACATCCCTCCTCTTTTTTATCTTCATATTTCTTTTCCTCTATCTTATCAACGACAAGAAAGAAAATGGAGTATCTGTTTCCTCCGATTGTGGAATCTTCTATTAATTTAGACATAACATCACGAGAGACACCAAAGGTTATCAGTCCTCCCTGAGAGCAACTTTGAAGTTTGATGACTGTTCCGCCCATCATAACTCCCTTGTTGTCATCATCAACCATCTTAGCTATATTCTTTAATTTCATAAGCATCCCTCCTCAATAACCGTTAAAGCCTTTTTATCCAAGCAAATTCCCTGATAGTTCCAGATGCACGGGCAAATTTCCCCATTCACCTTAACATACCCGTATGCACTGATTACTTTTCCTTTCATTAATGAGAAATACTTGAACTGTGCCTTTTCAGGTTTCACTTTCTCCCAAATCTCGATGGTCGTTGCTTCCTCTATCATCTGATCAAGAGGAATCCTTGTGTTTAATTCTTTGTGTTCCATAATCTTTTGTTTTTAATAATACAAAATTACAAATACAAAACGACTCCTAAAAGGACGTTTTATCACCCTTCTGAATCCTGTACACGATCCATCCGGCGCACAGTCCTGCCGTAACAGCTACAAACGGCTGTTGCTCCACTGCAATAACAGCGGCGAGAAGGCATAAGGTAACAAGATTAATTCGTATCACAAGTTTCCTACTAACCGGAAACTCAGCGATTCTACTATAGAACACACTCTTGGCATTTAGCCACAATTTAAAACTTTCAGACTTTCTGTTGATCCAACTTTTAAAATCAACCGGGGCCTTTGCCTGATTCCCCTCGAAATGAATCGTTTCTTGACGTTCCATGTTTACGGATGTTTGACATACCGGATTCTGACGGTGCAGGAACGGAAAGCGGCTGCTCTCCCTGTTGTCAAACATCCGTATCTCAAGCCACAAAGGCAAAAAACACTGGGGGAGGCAGCCGCCATTTTATTTACCCGAAAGAGGGTTATTCTTTTGGTCGAACCTGCAAAAAAATTGTGGATATTTTTAGTGTTCCCACACCTTGTAACTTGACGTTACGGATATTTGACGCTGCAAATATACAAACTATTTTTGAACCACCAAACAAAAACGTCTTAATTTTACAATAAAATGAAAAAATATAAGATAAAATCACCAATTATCTTTCTTTTCGTCATTTCTTTTAGTCTTTAAAAAATCAGAAAGACTTTTTGTTACGTCATGAAATTCCAAGGCGCATAATGGTTTCGCCTTTTCCCAAAACGATTTATAAAATGTTCTATGAAAACCTTTTTCAAATTTTCCTCCAAGGGTTTTCAAGTCATCCGGAAGGGAATCAAGAACAAAACCCATTTGATTGTCATACATTACGGACCTTGTAGGATCATGGCAAAAATCTGTCATTGTAACCTTCAATCTATTATCACGAAACTCAAGGTCTATGAAATAAGAGATATATCCAGATAAACCTGCATATTTCAAACTTGTTATAGTGAGTTCAATTCTTGCTTTCCCGGATATTTCTTTCCCTGGATTATCGTTTTGAAGAACTTTTTGTGAATTCACATATTCTTTTGCAAACCAACTCTTAGACATTTCATATAACGTCTGAGCAGATGTGCTGTCCTGCTGAATCACTATAGAATAAATTAAGGGTTTTTGCCCAAAACATGTAGCACTTATTAAGAGTGCCATTAATACTATTAGTTTTCTCATTTTCTTATTTTTTTAATTAATAAAATTATTCTTCTGAGTTGGAAACATATTCATCATACAATCTCATTGTTACCTTATCTCCACAAGTCTCACAACGCCTCTTACAATAATCAAGAATCTCAATATCAGAAATAAAATCATAATCAAATATATTTGACTTGTTTTCATTATAGTAATTTTGAATTTTAATTATTACCTCATTTTTTATTCCTTTTCGTAAATTAATAATAGTAGACATACTTAATATGCAGACCTGTGTTTCCTTATCTAACCTGTAATTACAATATGCCCCAAGGTTCCCTATAATTTGAGAAAAGCAATCTCTATTCCCCGTAATACCTTTATCTAAGAACAATTCTTTCCCAGCAATAACGTTTGTCATATCTTCAAATACGATATGTCTCTTGTCGTAATGAGATATTGTAAGGTCGATATCTTTCTTATTTTCTTTCGGCGTGTGGTATCTTAATCCATTGCCGGAAAAGATTTCTTGCAAATCTTTTTCATATATTATCTGTATCTTAAATCCATCATGCTCAAGTTTTTCTAATTTTTCTAATTTTGAATACCCCGGGTCTTCTCCTATCAATACAAAATTCGTATTTTTAGATATTGAGCTATTTATGTCAGCCCCCATTCTTTTCAAAATTAGACCAAGACGTTTTCTCTCAATCTCAAATACTCCTGTAACAACAACCCTTCTGTCAAAAAACGGATTTTCCGGTGACTGGTATGCGTTAGTAAGGTCTTTCTTTAAGATGTCTCCGCTTAGTTTATTTTCCCTCTTACGCTTATCTGTTACATTGTCCGTAACTTCCAATCCGATAGGTTCTACTCCATTTAAGTAATTTAGGTAAAACTGTGCACAACATTCAGAATCGAATCCTGCATCATGATGGTTATCACATTGAATGTCAAATGCAGAGCAAAGTTTCTCTAAATTGGCACGCCCGTATAACTTACAGGTACATTTATATTCTTTGATGTCTGGATGTCCTATTCCATAGAAGTTCAGATTCTTTTCTAAAACATCTTTGTCAAAATCAACATTGTGAGCTACAAAAATAGCACCTTCAAAATATTTTTTAATATCATCCCATACTAAATCAAACGTCGGTTCACTCTCTGTCATGTTTGGTCTTACATGATGATGTACTAATACATTTTTATCATAAATATTAAATGGAGGTTGTATCAATCTTGTTATAGTTTCTTGAATAACACCGTTTTTTACAATGGTTATTCCTATCTGGCAAGCCATTTTTGTATTTGTCGCTGTTTCAAAATCAACAGCTATAAAACTATTTTCGATACCAGTCTCTTCGTTTTCAAAATCCTTTTCCATGATCATAATTATTAAGTTACGTCGCAAAAGTAACAAAAAAATCGATTTTATGTACAATAAAACCCTAATATGTACATAAAATCCCATATTTTTGACACGTTATTTGCAAAATACCTCCATTTTGCAAACAAAAAAAGCAGGAAAGTCCTCCTTTCCTGCTACTATTAATTCTTTTTTACTAATTCCTAAAACGTTGCTGTCTCCAATTCGTTCTTTATTTCCTTAATACATTTGGACATTTTGTCGTACTGCACCTGACTTGCTCTCCTTTTTCCGATAAGATACTGCCTTAACTGTGCTGAATTGATACCGGCTCGCTCTGCTACTTTTGATACATTAAGAAAATTAAAATAATCAAAGAACGACTGCATATCATACTTGAATTCAAATTCAAGATCATTAGTTACAATACCTTTTTTAGCATTAAACTCACACAACTCCTCATAAGCGACTTTAAAATCCTCAATTGCTTCGGCTGCCGTATCACCATACCCGGCTAGACCGATATCCTCAGATTCTTTCTCAGGATAACATGCATAGTTCCCCGTAGTCGCTTTTTCTACGATTACTTTCATTTTTGTTTTCATGACGATGCAATTTAAATCTTACTTCTTGGTGATTTTTTTATTGTTATCATTCTTAACAAATATGGACACTATCGATACTAAAGAAGAAGCGCCAAAAAATGCAGAAAACCAAGGATGGTCCAAATATAAAGCAAAAGCAGCATCGGCTAAAAAGAAAGCAATACTTAAGAATGCAAAGAACATACCCCACCAATTCATTCTACCTTTTCTTTTATCTGAATTTCGTAGAATTCTCATTTTAATGAGTTCAGTTTTATGCCTATATTCCTGCTCATCTTTTGAGATAATTAATAAATGATCTACAATCCTTGGATCAATCCGTTGATAGGCTTCAAGTTCTTGTGGAGAGGGCAAGACATTATCCTCTAAAATAACAGTCTGCTCCAGTTGCTTTCCAACACCATTATTCGTAGAAACTTCCGTTTCTCGACGATTCATAGACTTTTTACCCATTATTCAAAACTAACTTATTAAAACCTGAACGAAAGTCTCCGCTGATCATCTTTTGATCATGTTTTAAGTTTTCTAAGTCGCTTGAACGGGTTGATTTCTTCCCTAGCATTTCTTTACGTATCTGTTTGACAGAATCAGATTCAAAATCATATTTACCGGAAGCTGCTATACGAAACGTTTTTGCTCCATTAAAAATGAAACTCATTATTGCTTTAATTATGCACATATTTTTTCTCCTTGCGATACTAATAATTGTTTTCATTGCAAAGTTAATAAAATGCGTCAGAAACAAAAAACAATATGCTAACTTTTTTGTTAACAAGATGCGAGTTTAACATATCACCTCCTGTTTTTTACTCTTTTTATATCTTGTGTTCTTTGTACGCTTTGTCTCCACAAAAGCAACTAACCATCTATCAATCAGCAACAAATATGTGGAATCAAACATAAATCCACCTTTCCAACCGCTAACCTCACGCAATCCAAAAGAACACCTCTCTTATGTTCCCCCTGTAGGGGTAGATGTTTTCCCCTACAGGGGCACATCTCTTCCCCTGTAGGGGAACACTCTCACCGCTATCATTTACCACCTCATTCGCATAGCAAAAAGACAGACCAAGACTATGATCACGATCACCTTTACTCAGAAATAGACGGAATATCGCCAAACATTACCACCTCGCACTTCATTATTTTGTCTCCACGCCAAACACTCTGTCCGTCAAACAGATATTCCAATCTGTGGAAACAAAATAAAAAACGAAAATCATAAGAATCAACAAAAATAACACGCATTTTACCTCCATTTCCATTTTTCGCCTAGAAACGAATCTGCATCCTAAAAATAAGATCCGGTCAACCTCAACTAATAGTCATCCCCGAAATCAAATATCACAAAACAAAATCGGGGCGATATAATTCATTTTCGGGGCGATTTTCAACTCAAATTTTCAAGTAAAATTTACATAAATGCCTGAAAATGTGACCAAACGGCAGACCAAAACAAAAAATATCATTGTTTGAAACACGTTTCTGCCGG